TTAAACAAAGACTTAATGAAATTCAGAAGATTAATGCGAGAGGTGCTGATTTACAGAAACTTCAAGTTGACCAAGTTAGAGCAAACTACGGCGCACAGCCTCTAGATTATTCTAAATTTGAGACTCGCCCCGCTGCTCTTGGAACCGCAGGCAATAACACTTTCCAATCTTCTAACGGCGTTAAATTTACAATTAAAAGATAATGGCAATCGTAAAATTAGAAACAGGCGAAGAGTTAGAATTTGACAATAACTATTCTGACGAGCAGATTTCGCAAGCTGTTGAGGAATATTTAGGACAAAAACAACCTAACCAAGCTCAACAACCAGTGCAACAACAGAGTCAACAGCCAAAACAAGAAGGCTCAATGCTTGGAAACATCGCAAGAGGCTTACCAGTTGGTTTAGGAAGGGCTGCAACAGGTTTTGTACAAGCTGCAACTGATTTAGGCGAAAACGCTGCTAATAGAGCTGAAAGGGCTATTTATGGCGATGAACCAATGCAGAAAGAAACCTTTGGAAGCCGTTTAGCTGGACAAGTTCAACAACAAAATGAACAACTGGCACAAGAGCCTATGTCAACAAGATTTGGTGTTGGTGTTGGCGAAGTTCTGCCTTATTTAGCAACAGGTGCAGGAACAGGAAGAGCCGTTAGTAGCGCAATTGGCGGAGGCGCGGGAAGAATTGCTGGCTTAGGTGCTGCGGGTGCAGTAGGCGGGGCAACACAACAAGGCTTAAGCGCGCAAGAAGAGGCTGGGCTTAATAATAGGCTTGGCAAAGCGGCTGAAGGTGCTGGATATGGTGCGCTCTTTGGTGCTGGATTGGGTGCTTTGGCAGAGGGAGCTAGGGCTATTGGTGGAGCAGCTAAAACAACTGGGAAGCAAATTTACAAAGGATTTAAAGCCCCTGAAGTTGAGCAATTAGAAGCGATTGGTAATGATATTAAACAAGTCTCAAGCAACCTTTACAATCAAGTTAGAGAGTCTGGCGCTACATTTAAACCAGATGCTGTTAGGATCGTCTTAAATGATATTGATAAGTCAGTTAAAGATGGCGGAACTCTATTTAAAACAAATCACCCTAAAACCATCTCTCTTTTAAACGAGATCAAGAAAGACATAGCTATTAAGCAAAAAGCTGGTCAATCAATTTCTCTGCCTGAATTAGATGAGTATCGTAAGGCTATTTCTAGTGCAATTCAAGACTCAGTTGGAATGACTGGAAAAGTTAATGACGATGGCAGAAGGCTAACTAAAGCAGTTAGAGCTATTGACAATTTTTTAGATAATTCACAACCAGAAAAGGTTTTGCAATCTGGTAATGCTGAATCTTTTAACCTATACAAACAAGCTAAAGGCGAATGGCAAAGATATGCCAAGTTTGATTCCATCCAGAATATTATCAAAAGAGCTGACAACGACCCAAATAGACTAAAAACATTAGTTAAGAATTTTGTTGATAATCCAAAAAAGACCAGCGGTTTTAATAAACTAGAACTAGACGCTCTCAAAAAAGCCTCTGAAAATTCTAACGCAGAAGGTTTATTTAAAGCGGTGGGTAAATTTGGTTTTGACTTAGGAAGTGGCAGAAATATTGGAAATACCATCGTCCCGGGCGCTTCAATCCTTTACGGCGGTGCAAAAGGCTCTAGTGTAGCAGCGGTTGGTACTTTATCAAGACAAGCCCAAAAACTAGCGGCTAGAGGCAAAATTGAGGATGTTTTAGACATAATCCGCGGAGCTAAACCACAAGAATCTAATAAAATACTTAATAGCCTACCGATAAAGACTCGTGACGTTATTCTAATGAATTTACTTAGTAAGTCTGCTGCACCCACCTCAGAAGCTAATGCAAATGAGTTAAACATGTCAGAAGAAGAGATAAGGCAACAAATGCTACAAATGAATGAATTGAATAAAAATAGCAAGCTTCCTCTCGCTTATTCAGAAGAAGAACTAGCCAACAATCCATCTAAAATAAAACAAAGATTTTACAGATAGTTATTGAACTTTATTTTTTAAATTTTAACTTTTTGAGAGAACGAATCGGCATCTTCGTTCAATTAAAATTACCTAATTGAACACTATGCCTAGAAACGGAAGCGGACAATACAATTTGCCATACGACTGGAACGATGACAAAGCCAATGGAATCAAGGTTTTGGCTTCTCGTATGCAAACCCAAGATGAAGATATTGGAACCGCTTTAACAGGAAGTGTTGCTTCTGATGGTCAAACCCCCCTTACCGGTGATTTAGATTTTAACAATAACAAAGCTGTTGATTTAGCTGATGGAAGCTCTTTGGGCGATGCAATCAATGTTTCTCAAGCACAAACTGGTGAGACTCAATTCTACGGCGTTTCAACTACTACCCCCGCAGGAACTAACGGCGAAGATTATGATATTGCACCTTTTGCAACAATCGTTGCTTACCCGACCTATGCAAGGTTTTCATTCATTTGTCATTTTACTTGTATCGTCACACCAAATGCTAGGTTAAATGCTCTAGCTGTAAAGAACTTAGTTAAAAGCAACGGAGCCAGTGGTTATGTAGCTCTCGAAGCTGCCGATATGATCGCAGACAAAGAGTATATTGCTGTTTACAACGAAGATATAAGCACAACTGAAATTATTATTGAGAATCCTGAGTTGCCAATAATTAATCCAATAAATATTACAAAAGCTACCACTTCCGTTTATGGAGTTTCTTATTTGCCTAAGCAAATAACTATCGCAAACAATGTCTCCGATGCCAATAATGACATTGATTTTAGCGCGGGCAATTTCCAATTCAATAACGGAAGCGGTCAAGCCGCCATGAGTGCTAAAACGGGCGCAATTGATGCTTTATTTGGAACAGGCGCTGGGATGTTAGACACAGGAACCGTTGCAAACGACACCCCTTATTATCTTTATACAGTTTACAATCCAACAACTGAAGATGCAAAACCTTTAGCCACCGCAACAAAAGGCTCCCCAACAATGACTCTTGCTAACGCTGCGGGATACACAGTATTAGGTAGCTATATTGCGGGCTTAATGACAGATGGAAGCGCCCACATCCGAAATGGAAGATGGGTTTTTGGTGCTGGTGGATACGAGTTTTTTTATGGAACCATCATAACCGAAAGCACAAACACTGTTTTTACCACAACAGAAAAAACAGCTACTTTAGAAATTCCAGTAAACACAATTCCGTTTCTTACAGTTCCGATTAGAGCGAACGGGGGGGCTGAAGCGGTCGTGGATATCAATTATTACAGCAACAGCGCTAAGTGGACAACTATAATAGTAGCTCAAGGCGGCGGATCTGCACCGATGAACTTTTTGCAACCTTATCTTTTCATCCCAGATAGAGTATTGAGATATACTTGCAACGTAAACTTCACGGCGATATCTGCGCGAATTGAGAACTCAGGTTGGAAAGAATATTTATAATTTATGAAAAATTACATTAAGAACACCCTCGACAATTCAATTATCACCCTAGAAGCCAACAGCTACGAGCAATTATCTAAAAACTTTAGACAAGCTCCTTATGCACGCGCAACTCAAAACGAAATTGATGCTTATAAGCTACAGCAAGCAAAAGCTGAGAAAATCTCGCAATTAAAACTAGCAAGAGACAAAGCGCTTTCTGGTAGTCAAGCATACTCCATAACTATTGATGGCGTGTCATGTAGCTTCTCTTTGTCAAACTCTGATTTACCAGTTTTGTCAGTTCGCCAATCTTGTCTAACATCTAGCTCAGATACTTCTGGATGGAACTCAATAGAGGGTAATAGAATTGGATTAAACAAAGATGCCTTCCAAAAACTCATTCACCATATAAACGCTAACGATATTTCAGTTTGGGATTTATACACAATCGCTTTAGATAATATTAAGCGAGAAGACATAACTCTAGAAGAGCTAAACAATATTAATATCAACTCAATCTTCACTAAAAATGATAAATAACAGCACAATCTTTTCAGCACAAACAGCAAACGGCAGCAGCACAAGCTTTAACGCTATTGGCGACCTAAACGCATCAGCAAAAATTTATTCTTTCCTTACAGTTTACGGAACTTTCGGTGGTGCCACAATAACTTTGCAATATCAAGCTGCTGATGGCAATTGGTACACAACAGGCGATGTATCCATTACTGATTCTTGCGCCTACTTCATTGAGATTAGCGTAAATGTGGCTTACAGATTAAATCTCTCTGGCGCTACTGGCTCTACTTCTATTTCTTCAACCGTTTATAATGTAGCTTAATATGGGTGTTTTAAAAAATATTCTACAAGGTTCTGCCTCGGCTTGGGCTTTATCGACCTTTGTTAAGAAGTCTGGCGATACAATGACTGGACCTCTATCAGTCCCAGAAGTAATCGTAGGAGATGCTGGTACTGAAGGATCTGGAATTAATATCGGTGGCATAACTTTTGAGTCATCTTTCAAAGTTTCCGACATTGATGGCACTAACTATGCCCAAACTATTCTACACAGACATTCAACAGTTCTGGAGCCGTTAATCGTTGGGGCAAGATCAAATTCTGATACTTCCGCTCACGCAGATGTGACTGCTGGGCAAAATGTATTCTCAGTGTACGGCACGGGTTGGGCTGGAAGTAATTATAAAATATTCGGCTCAGCCAGTTTTTCTGTTGATAGCACGGGGACAATCTCTAATACTTCTTCACCTGGTAAATTCTCAGTAAGCGTTACCCCAGATGGGGCGGTTGTGCCAGTTGAAGCCTTTAAAATTACAAACGATAAAAATGCAACATTCTTTGGGAATGCTTATTTCACAAGCAATACAGAATCACTAAGCGCAACAAAAACTCTCGTTGCAACAAGCCCACAATATCAATTTCTAAACCCGAATGGCTCCAATAGAGATGTGACTTTGCCCGCAGCCGCAACAAACATGCTTTTTATAATTAAAAACACAGGATCAGCGGGCAACACTTTAACTGTCAAAGATTCTGGCGGTACGGCGGTAAGTGGCGGAACTATCGCCAATACTGTGACTATGGGCTTTTATTACAATGGATCATCTTGGCAACTAGTTTAATATGCTTAAAACATTTACTCCAATACCTTTACAAGTAAATCCAAGCACTTGCACAGCTTGGTTTGATTTTTCTGACACCTCTTCTGCTAATATCCAAGCTTCTGGCAGTGATATTGTCAGTGTATTAAATAAGGCTGGAAATGGCAACAATCTTAGTCAGGGAGTAAGTGCAAACAGACCTAAAACAGGAACCAGAACCCAAAACGGTTTAAATGTTGCAGCTTTTGACGGAACAAATGACTTCCTTAAGTTCAATTCTAATACCCCACTTAGTGCGCCTTTTACGGTATTCTTTGTTGGTAAAATAGATGAAGAAGCAAGACAGGGGAGTTTCTTTGGCAGACAAACCAGCACAACGGCCGGGCAGATTGTTTGTGGAAAAAATGCAAGCTTTTCTTTCTTTCAGTCTTTCTGTTTTGGCACTGCTGGGGCGGTTAGTGACGCTCGCCCAACTTCAAACTTAAACCCAAATATTCATTGCCTCACTTTTGCTAATGGTGACAGGCTCCGCCATGGACTAAACGGGCTTTTAAATTTTAGCGGCAACATCATAAGTGGTTATGATAACGCAGTTGCAACGCCATTGTGCCTTGGTACATCAAACGTTGGCGGATCTTCTCCGCTGCTAGGCTTTATTGGTGAGTTTATTACTTACTCATCGGTTTTAAATTCCAGTCAAGTCGCGGCGGTAAGCGGTTATTTATCAAGAAAATGGGGCATAGCTTTAGCATGAAAAAATTTTGCACTTTTAATACTTTTGCAGATTGCAGCGAATCCCAACATTACGATCATCTTTACCAGAAAGCTATTGATTTAGCTACTGTGACAGGTGTCGATCTTCAGATTGTGCGCGATAATAATTTGCACATTCAAGATGAAAATGGGGTTTTCCCTTTAGACCAATATTTAATCGAAAACAATATTGAGCTTGAGTTTGCGGCTGATTACGAGAAAGCTAAGTATTGCTGGCTTCACACAAAAGCTTGGTCGAATAAATACAAATTCGAGGATCAATTTGTTTACTTCAAAGATCACTCCGACCGCATATACAATATTATTGAGATTGAGGATTTATCAGCACTAGTCATTCTTGATGAAAATGGAGTTGCTATGCCCGAATTTATTGACGGGGTTTAATGCTTAGCATTGCCCTATTAGGCGCGGTCATGAATAAGATTCGTGGCGGCTTCATCGCTGATAAATACTGCAACTGGCTAATTAAGGATGGCTACGAACCTGTCGATGCCATTTACAAAGCTGAAAGATTCTGGAAGCCTTTTGCAAAGCATTTCAACGCTTTTGTTTTTGCTGTGGTTTTCATGTTTGCCCTTAACCCTATTTACCACCCACAAGGCTTTTTTTGCTTAGTTATGTTCTACGCTGCAATGTTAGGCGGCTCTTCTTGGGGCTGGGGCGCATACATTAATGCAATGATTGACGGCAAGGTTGACTTTAACCGCACTGATGCGCCAATTGCTGACGATGTCTTTTTCTACCTAATCAAAAGACCTGTTCTAGCTGGCTGGGCTGCCCTTTCAATTCGCGGTTTTATGTGGACGGGTTGTATTGCAATCTGCTTTATTATTCTAAAATCTTTTGGTGTTATTGTGCCAAACAAAGTATTCTGGATTGCTCCAGTTGGCCTTTCAATGGGAACCTGTTATTTAATCTCAATGGAAATCTGCCAGAGATTGCCCTTTATGGTTCGTGGCAACGGCTGGCAAATTGGTGAATATGTTTTTGGAGCTGTCATTTGGGGTAGCTTGGCTTATTTTTTAGGAGTGCAATGGACGCTATAACTGAATCTATCAACCATTTAATCATCAAGACCTCTGGCGGTATTCTGTTTTTGTGGCTAGCTGTCTTCTTTTACGCTGGAAAAATCTTAAAATGGTGCGGCAGAAAAATCGCAGAGGGGGCAAATAAAGATTTGGTCGAGAAACTTATGCCCTCCATCGGGCAATACGTTGAAGGCAAAATAAAAGAGTTTAGAGACGATACAATTAACACCCTTAGTGTTGAACTCTCGCAAGTAAAGAAATCGGTTGAAGAATATAGGAATGTTAAACATAATATCGAGACAGAAAATAAATATCTAAAGCAAATCATCCAAGAAGATGATCAAGAGCTTATCAAAGTTATCCGAGAATATTTAAATGGGAAAAAGTAAATTAGCGATCACAGAAAAAGTTCTATTGCGCTTCATCGACTTTCTCGATAAGCACAACTTCTTTGGTTTTCTTTTCCTGCTTCTTTGTGGCATGGGCATTGCTATTGCTTACGCTGATAAAGTGGCAATAATTCTAGGGGCGTTAAAATGAATATCATATTAAAATTTCTACAATTCTTCCAATCTTCTTCTGGTGAAAATTCATCTAAGAGATTAGTTTTTATCTCCGCGAGTTTCTTTGCTTTTTATGAAATACACACTTCGATTAACGGTTTGTTTGTTGCGCGTCAGTACGGTGAAATTATAACACTATTGCAATACTTAATGATTTTCGTTTCGGTCACTGGTGGCTTCGTAGCTTCGGATATGGTGATAAAACTTGTTGAATTGATAAAAGGAACCGTAAAAGTGGAGGATTCAAATGCTAAACCAACTTCTGATTCTAATTAGTGGCCTCTTAGCCGCTATTGGTTTTGGCTACTTAAAAGGTAAAAAATCTGTAGAAGCAAAAGAAAACGAGACTGCCGTTAAAAAAATCCAAAAACTCAACGATATTAAAGATGAAATTTCTAAGCTTAGTGATACTGCTCTTGATGAGCAATTGTCAAAATTTCAAAGGCCAAAACAGTAAAGATATTTGCTACAAAGCCCACCTTATGTATTGGGACGCTTCCACAGTCTACACTAGGGCCGAGAAGGAAGCTATTCTTACCAATAATAAGTTTGCCTGCGATACTTGCTCTGATTATTTAACCACTCAAGAATCCCAAAGTTGTTTAATGTAAAAATGCCAAAATTCAGTAAAGCCTCTGCTGCTAAATTAGCAACTTGTCACCCAAGTCTGCAAAAGATTTTCAACGACATTATCCAAACTCGTGACTGCACAATAATTTGCGGCGCCAGAACATTAGAAGAGCAAAAAAAAGCATTTGCAGGGGGTTTTTCGAAGCTTGACGGGGTCAAAAAGAAATCAAAGCACCAAATCAGCAAAGAGCGACCTTTAAGTTTTGCCGTGGATGTTCTGCCATTTCCCCTAAAATGGGACGACAAAAAAGGTCATGAAGATTTCGCCCGTGCGGTTAAAGCTACGGCGCAACAACACGGAATTAAAATTGTCTGGGGCGGAGATTTTAAAAGTTTCTCAGACCGTCCGCATTATGAATTAGCCTAATGGAAACCAAAAACAACTTCATTCACACCGATAAAAAGCTAGTAGTTAAATACTTCGTAGCTGAAAAGCCTAAAGCTATTGGTAAGAAAGACCGCAAAGGCAAAATCGTTTATATCCCGCAACCTCAATACGAATCAAAATGGGAGACATCAAAACCCTTCTTACTCGCTTAACTGAAGCAGCGAATCCTCACCTATCACGCATCACTTCTTGATTATTGCCTAGTTTTGAGACTGATTTCAAAACGACCCCGTAGCTATTAGCAGGTTCACAAGTTCTTAAGCACCCAAACCAAGAGCTTGGCTTATCAACAAATGAATCCTGAATCTCACACCCGCTATCAGAAGATTCTTTTTGTATGGATTCTGTATCCATTATTGACATTCTCTTAACCTGACCGTTATCAATAACTACTCTTTGGTTAGGATCTGGCTGACCCAAGACCGCATTAACGAGCAAGTCCACTGCTTCATTCGTGACGTAAACACTTGAAAGCATTGCGTTAGATGGAGCCGAATACATTACACTATCTGCCACCGCTGCTAATGCCTCTAATATCAAGCTTCGATCGGATGATCTAGTATTCTCGCATATTTTTTCATCAAAACAAACTGCTACATCACAGGTTGCAGCATTATCTTTGATACTCTGGGCATCATAATTTTCCAAAAGCATTGGGTAGAAGTATAAGTTATCCTTCTTGAAAGTATTGGCTCTTCTCGAAAAACCTCTTTCGTTTAGTTTGGCAATAAGTCCATCACTACCTCTTGGATCAAAAGTATGCACCTCAATGTTGTCGAGATGTTGCGAGGCTATTTCTTCAAACATCTCAACCGAATCACCGTCTCCACCTTTGTATTCTAGGAACCTAGTTGATTTATCATGGTTTAGAAATCTAATCAGTTTATCTTTCATTTTTTCTTAAGCTCCTCAACGTCTTTCTGCATTTGCTCAAATTTCTCACAGAAATCTGTTAAATCACACCACCTAACAAATGCCTTATCCTTCCAAATGCTTACTGGCTCGACACGTTCTTCTTTCATGTCGATTTTAGGCTCTGGTTTCGACATAATATCTTCTTGATACTCAGATTTGTATTTGTGATTGGCATGATACTTTTCCCAGTCTTCTTGGGTTACTTCTTTCGCAGCTTCCAAAGCATTAATTAAGTTTTGCGCTTTTCGCAAAGTGTAATAAACGCCATTCTGGCAGAAAGGTCTTACCTTAGAGAAAAATTTATCATCACAATCTTCACAAGTATCTCCTATTCTTTTCCCCGCCCATGTGTGATTGCACTCAGGTTTTGATAAGAAAAAATCGGGAAAACCTTCAAACCAATCTTTTAATTCAGATTGCAACTCCTCCAAAGCCCTCTCAACTTCGTTGACTTCCTTCTTCTCAAGGTCAACTGGATTGGGTGTTTCGCTTACTTCAATTTCCGCCTCACTCATATTCCAAGCGGCCTCTGCGGTTTCTATTGGACAACATTCCTCTGGTTCCTGCGAGTTAGAGTCTGGGAGTTCTTCATATTTTTGCCAAAATTCGTCTTCAGAGTAGCCAGCTTTATTGTCTAAATAAATAAACCATTCATTCCTGTGTAGCTCAACGGAGCTGACCTTATAATGAAGAGAATTTTCTTTGTGTCTATATCTCTTCCCCTCTACTGGTAATTTATTCGTCATGCTTTTCTCCTTGTTTGTTGTAAATTAGCTGATCATAGCACTGATTTAAAATCGAAAGCGCCTCACTATTACCTTCGCAATGTTTGTTTAAAGCTTCTAAGCCTTTCTTCGCAATCTCCAACTTAGCTAAAGCCTCATCGAGCTTCTTTTCTTGTGAGTAAAAAGCGTCTGCACCTTCTTTTAAGCGGTCGCATAATGCTTTATTAGTCTGACAAGTTGATTCAACCATTCCTTGCCACGCTTTGTTTTGTTCTTGAAGCTCTTTCACAATTTCAAAGATCTCATAAGCGGATGCTTCAAAATAACTTAGATCCCCATTGCTCTGGCTATCTTCATGCAATTGTGAAATGACTTCGATTCTCTCTTCTAGTGTCTGTGTCATGCTATTTCCCCTCGTTAAACTTGATTAAACCTTTTTCGTGCAATATTTCTACAGCCATAACTACACACTCATTACAAATCTGAGTAATTGGCCCAGCAATCAACATTTTTACCTCAGCATTATTTTTACCGCAGAATCCGCATGAAAGGTGCGGGAGAGATGGATCTGTTAGTTTTGGATTTCTAGCTTGTTTCATTTCACTACCTCAAAATTAACTACCCAAACCCAAGGCGATGCCTCAAACTTCTCTTCTGGTTTTTTGTGGGTTGCGTTCCAAAATCTTTTAAAATTCTTAATAAAAGGATGTGTTTCTGATTGATGCGCTTGGACATTATCGAAATCTTCTTTTTTATAAAGAGCCTCTTCTAATGGGCATCCTTCGTCCCTTGCGTCAATCACACTAATTTCAGAAAGCCTTTCCACTCTAATCTCTTTTATTTGCAGGGTTAGGCGTGAGTGTTCTTGCTTCATGTGTTGGGCTGGTCGCTTTTTCCAACCTTTGCAAAGTGTTTGTGGTTTAGCTGCTTCCTCTGGACAAAAAGTAATCTTGTTGCTCTCAATAAATCTTGGTTCATCGCCATCAATTCCGTTGTCATAGCAGCCAAATTGCCAGAAACTTTCCTTTGCAAAAATCTTTTGTCCTACTTGGTAGGGGCATTTAAAAGGTTTACAAACTTCATCAGTTGATCCTGAAATTCTAAATTCATCACCAAATTTAAAAACTTTAAGCCCTGTAAAATTTTGATTAATTCCCGATTTAAAATTAATTTTAGCTATCTCCCTAAATTGCGTTTTATTCCCCGAAATTAATGCTTGCACTTCTTGTGCGTTAAATATTTTACCTTTCACCTTAAGCCTCCTCCACTTTGATTTCGTAAGTCTTACCTTGGTAGTCAAATTGCATTTTCTCGCCCTTCTGTAAAAGATGCATAGCAACCGCACCAACTGCACTATCGGTCACATCATACTTGATTTTGCCCCAAGTTCCATTTGGCAGAACTTTTCCTGCAAATAATTTACTTGTTAATGGTGAGCAACCTACTTTAAATATTTTTCCTTTCATTTCGCCCTCATTTTTTAATTAACCGATAATTCCCACACTCTAAACTCCTAGTGAACCTACAAATATCCTCTCCCTCAGTGTCCATAGTAGCCCAGCAGGAAGAGGTTAGGAGTAGGATTAGGAGATGCTTCATAAAACATTGTTTAAAAGCCCCACGGAAAATAAAATTCCTTCAAAGAATTGATAAAAGCCGTGGAACCATTGAAGAATATTTTTAAAGCAACGCTGGCAGAGAATTTCACTCTACACAATTGCTGGTGATTTCTCGACTCTGAATCGAAACTACATTTTCGCAATTTATTGCTGATCTCACTTAACCTTAGCGTCTAATTATTCCGCCACAGCGTTGCCATAAAAATATTCACAAGACAAAGCAAAGCTCGCTTTAAAGACGGTGTTTGCGCCTCCTCTGCATTGATGTGCAGCCACGCCTTACTTTGTCATGAAAATATTCAACCCCACAAGCCCTTCAAAACAGACCTTAACAAAAAGATAAATTTAACTTGTGGGGCTTTTCCCTTATAACCCACCCTTCTCAGTTTTTTCTTCAAAAACAACAATCACTATTACTGCGATTGCCCTTGGGTTATAAGGTATTCTTTTTTGCTAACAATCTCATCATTGAAAGCCTAATAAAGCCAGAAACTGACAACCCAGCTTTCTTTGATAAAACTAGCAATTTCTCATTCTGGTTTTCAGTTAGATAAATGTTTCGTCTAACCCCTTTTTTTCTTTCTGCTTTCATTTTTTTAGAATTAATTGTTAAACACACCTTAAACACACCTTTTGATTTAGTCAATAGCCAAATTCACTACTCACACAAATCTTGGAAACGCGCGCCAAATAAGGCGAAACCCTTGGCAAGTTTCTTCTGATGACTGCCAAACTTACTTTTATCTAATTGCCCTTTATCCATAAATTTCTCAACTTCCAGAAAGTTCTCAAAACTAAATATCATTGCGTCTATTTCTTTCTGTGGAATGCGAGTGCATCCTCTAAAAGCTTTAAGCCTTGGAATGATGAAATCAGCTATGGTATTGTTGAGTCCGTAGATTTCTTGCTCGTTAAAACCATGGCATACTTTTTGTGACAAAAGCTTTACATTGTATGACAAGTTCTTGTAGGTAGTAGATGCAGAATTTAAGTTTTTTCATTTTCTATTTATAAAAGTTTCTTACCTCTCCCAATACTTTATCTCTAAAGAAAATTGGATTGTTGGTAATGTATGATTGAAAGCCCATGCCGTTAAGCTTCAGAAACCATTCTAACTGCTCTTCTCTGATATGGATTGAGCTTGGTGCTGCGATCTTCTTTACCTCACAGAATATGGTATCTCTGAGATTAAGACTTTGATTAAACAGCAGCATTGAGCAGTCTGGAAAACCCTTGCGGCTACCTTCAGCTTTTTTTCTTTTGTAAAGAACCATTCTTTGAATTTGAGTCAAACTGCCACCAGCAGTGTCTCCGTTATCATGCTGCACGAACTCAAGCTCATTGAATTTATGCTTAAGTTTCATTTCACAAGCGACTAAATTAAATGATTTGTGAAAATGCTGCTGCAAATCGCTTTCTTTTAATGACGCGAACTTAGTAATTAGAGTATCGTCAGAGGTTTTTGCTTGCTTAGGAATATCCTTATTAACAAGTAAGTTGATTCTGTCTCTCCAGTAGGTCGGCACTAATTTATCTAAATCTTTTAGATCAATAAATTTCTGTTCATTATTCTTTACCATAACTAAGCCCCATATAATACTTTACCCAATCTTTAAAATTATACTTCTCTAAGCTTCCGTCATAATAGCACTCAAGCTCGTAGTCATAAAACTGAATTAGAAGCTCGTGGGAGCAGTTTATTTCCAAAGCTTCTACGATTCTCTATCAAGGCTAAAAAAATAATCTCCTACGTTTAAAACAGACCCTATGTCGCCTGCCGTCCAATCCCAATCTTCAGTTCCATCAAAGTATTTATCGCAGAACTCTTGAGCTAGATTGTTAGTTGCTTTTTGCCAAGCCGCTAGTTTTTTATTCATCATCGGCCTCATCAATTGTTAAACTACCTTTGAAGTTAAACCCAGAAGCCCTTAAACAATTTTCAATCATTGAAAGCATATCTTCTAAATTAGGAGCTTCTCTGGTAATTGTAGCCTTTGTAAAAGCATCTTTAATTATGATTGTGGTTTTATTTTTTAGTTCTGCCTCATTCATGCTACTTGCCTCCATTGCTCTCTATCCATCTTTGCCTGTAAATTCTTTTTAGAGACAACATGCTTCACTTTCTTGGCTTCGTATTCATACTGAGCCATATCATTGAAGTAATGGACGGTGATTTTTTGCTTTAGGTTGTCGATGTATTTCTCTGTCTTTTCCATGAAGCTTACAGGCTGTAGGTTAAATTAAATAAACCCCAAGGAAAACCCTAGATTAGTCTCAATCTTAGGGTTAATCCAAGGGTTTAGGCTCTGGAGCCTAGAGACTGTAGGGTTGTTAAAAAGGAATTTCAGAATCCTGATCTTCCCCAACATGATTACTTTGAGGAGCATAGCCATTACCCTTGTCTACTGAATGTTGAGAAATTCCTTCTTCTCTCTCCTTGCCTTTAATAATATCAATCACGCTGGCGATGATTTTAGTACTAGGAACTTCAACACCTTCCTTATTCTTGTAAGTACCATACTCAAGCTCGCCTTCAAGATAAACCTTTGATCCTTTATCTAAATACTGGCAAACTTTAACTAAAGAACCCCAGCAAGAGATATTGTGCCAAGATGTTTTTTCTTGCTTCTCACCATTGGCGTCTTTCCATTTCTTACTTGTGGCAAGTGAAAAATTGGCGTAGTCTTTGCCGTTTTGTGTTTGACCAATAGCTGGCGCTTTTCCCAAAGTTCCCACTAGAATTGTTTTTGATACTGACATTTATTTCTCCCTTTTAGTTTTTGTTATTTTAACCTTACCACCTAAGCACACGCCTAGAATTAACGCCAACAACCATAATCCAAAAATTACAATTACTGGAAGTGCCGGAAGTAGAACCCAGAACCAAGACCAATCTATTGTATTGGTTAGCTTAAGGGTGACGAAGATTAGTGTTAGAACTTGAAAGAAGCCCATTTTGCTATTTTTTAAATTACTGCGCTGATAACTACCAGCCCAACTACCACCCAAATGAAAATCATCTTACCCCTTAAAATAATTATTAATCTCTTGCAATTCATACGGCACTAACTCATAATCCTCTAGCCCATAGAAATTGCACATAAAATAAAGCTTCTCAATCAGAAGGTTCATATCCTCTTGGTTGATTACCTTTAAACTCTTTGGCAATAAACTTGTCTTAGTTTTAACACAATACCCCGCGCTAATCTTAGCCAAGTCACTTACCATTTCTTTGTCGAATATCTCTCCATAACTCTTGCGAACGTGTGGCACAAGCAAAGTGCAAATCCTCCAATAACCATTAAGGCTAGCCTGTGACTTACCCTTCTTCTCCTCTTTAAACTCCACCGAGAAATTCTTACCCGTAGCCAGCATCGAGCAAAGAGTATCGCTTAGTTGTTTTTGAAGCTGGCCGAAGGTGGATTTGTTTTGGAAGTTAAAAAGGAGCTTCACTTATTCTGCCCCACCTAAATATACTCTAGGATCATTCTCATAAGGCTTTTCAACTAAATCTACTGGGAATTCGTCAGAAGATTCATCTGCGTAAATAACCTCCATCTCCCCATCAAACTCTTGTAGCTTTACTATTAGTTCTTTTACTTTCATAAATTACCCCCAATCTTATTTAAAGCGAATCTGATGTTTTTAGCATCTTCTTGATAATATTTGTAATCTAATTTTGTTTCTATTGTGTAAAAAAAACTTTTTTCTTTTCCGCCAATAAATAAAATAAGATTTGCATACTGATCGTTTTTTATAATTATGTCAGCGTCCAAATGATCTATCGCTATCATTCCTTCAATAATATCAGCGCTAATTATAGAGCTTCTATCATCTCTTAATTGAATTATTATTTTCTTCATCTACTCCCCCACAAAAGTTAGTTTCACAGTGTCAATTGCTTCTAAAAGCCTTTCAAAAAGGTTTTTATCAGCTTTCTCAAGTTCGGCTAAATCAGCAGTCCAAGCCTCAATCATTCCGTCAATTTCTGCAAGACTTCCGCATCCCTCAATGTCGCTTTTCATTAGGGGAAAGAATTTGTTAATCTTAGCCTTAGAAACCTCTGCAAGGGTTTCTTTGCCATATTTGAACAGTTTATTTATCGCTGATTTGTTTTTGGTTCTAACTTCAAATAATCCAGCCATAGTTTTAGCTGCGTTAATTTCTGCGACAATTCTTGCGCCATCAGCTTTATTTGCAGCAGCAAGGGTTTCTTTCATGTCCTCACCGTTGGCAAGGTCACCGTCTGGTGACAATCCGAAACTATTCTTTTTAACTGGCTCGACCATTACTGGTTCCACAACCTTAGCCTCGTCAGCTTGGTTCATTTCATCAGAGGTATAAAGCCCAGATAAATCTTGTGGGAAAGCTTTGCGAAGTGCCAAGGCTTCTGCAACTTTTGCGATCATTGCGTGAGGCATTGTTTTTTGTAGATTCATTGGGCTTGGGTAGTATTCTTTAAAATGAGCTACCCCAACGCCAGCACAATATCTTTGTTCGAAATTTGGTGTAAATTTATAAACTTTAACAGTGCATTTAATCGGAAAGCCCTTTTCGTCATCTTCCCAAAGTGGTTCATCTTGTCCTGCATAATTGCCGCTTCTTTCCGCAATAACTCTAAAACCATCAATTGAGGTTTGGATTGTCATTCTGCCAGCTCTTTTAATGGCGTAAATTTGACGAGTAAGCGGATTTAAGCCAGTTTGCTTGCATTGATACAAAAACAACTCTAGCTCGTTATTATTGCAATCTTTAGCGATTTGTGATTTAATCAATGCTATTTGGTCTTCATTAAAATTGACCAATGCGATTTCTTTTGTCATGTTTTACCTATTGATTTGTTTTATTATTAGCTTCTGAAATAATTTTTTCCTCAACTCCTAGCTTTTTTAGCTCTTCTACGAATTGGAGAACTCTGTTAGAGAATCTAACGCTCTGATAAATTTCTTTCCATTCTTCATCATTAACACTTCCTTCTAAATCAGAATAATATTTACAGGTTTCAATTAATTTCATTTTCCTACCTCGTTTTGACTTGCCCAATAGTAATAATATTCCTGCGAATCTCTCTCATTCATAATTTACCTAGAATAAAAAGTTGATTAAGTCTGCCTTGTTCTAAAATTATTGCCTTAAGACCAGATTCAAAAGTCCTCATCTTCACATTAAACTTTTGTTTTTCTGCCAAGAATTTTCTTTGCTTTTCCACAAACTCAAAATGTTTCCTTTGGTAGTCCTTATCCATTCACAACCTCCGCTTTAAACTTAATCTTATCGTCCTTATTCCATCTTAACTCGCTCTCGTCATCTCTTAAATCTCTAATCGCATTTGTTCTAGCTTCTAGGTCAGTTTCACCATAAGCTTCCACAACTTCGTAGTGTTCGGTGATTTTAGTGACTCGGATTTTATATTTTGGCATCTTCCCTCAACCATTTATTAAATTGTTCCTTTGCTTCTTCTTCAGTAAATAACTCTCCTTCTAGGTAATCAGACCAATTGGTTCTTTTTGGCCATAAAGATTCTTGATTTACGGAATATCTAGTAAATTTTTTTAGAATCCTAACTTCCATTACTTTGTGACATTTTACAGAAAATCCGATAGCATCCGTGCCGCAGATAAAAACATCGTCACCTACTTTAAATTTTGGCATTAATCCCCCGCTAATTCTCTTGCAGAAATACTACCACCAAAACTATCAGCTAATCTTTCAACTTTAGCGTTGATTAAGTCTTGGGCTTGGTCGATTAAGTTTTGCAGAATCTGTTTTGCTTTCTCAGCTTCTTCGATAAAGTCCTCAACCAGTAATTCGTTAAATTCTGTTTCTGACAGGCTAGTAATATCTTTTAAAAACGCGCTTTGTTGTTCTTTCATTTTTTCCCTCATTTGTTGTTGTTCGATAAACACACCTTAAACACACCTTTTTAATTATGCAACCCCTTATTTTAAATTATTTTACGAATCAGCCAATGCAAGCCGCTGTAGTCGTAGCAGGTGAACTCAATCTTAAAAGTGCCGTAATCTTTTATTTCTTTTGAGATTAATTTGCCGAATAGTTTTAGTTTAAGTTTTTTGAGGAGCGGTGTATTTACCACGTATATACTTTGCATTTACTTACCCTCCTTAATAGTTGCCTCAAGCATGTCTCTTTCGTCAATCTTAAACCCAACTACGTCTTCGCAAACAAAGGAGTAAATTTTAGTTTTTACCTGCTCGCCATTTTCCATCGTGACATAGTCGCTTACCTTTAGATTTCTTGGCAACTTCACAATTACGCTAAGAGGAGATCTTCCATCAAGGGCAGGAATCATTACTGTTTGACCAGCTTTAAATTTATGATTATTTTCTTTTATCATTCCACACCTCACTTAAAATTGCTGCCAATAGCAGGGTGACCACGCTTTGACCAATTGCGCCTAACATAGCCAAAGGTAGCCAACACCCCATTTTTACCATAAGAGCTGCCATGATGACAGAGAATGGCACAGCCCCCAACACTAACGTTATAACTACTTTGTATTTAAAACTCATTTTCCCCCATTTTAAAATTACTATTTTCTCCAATAATGCCCTCTAACTTCTCAAAATTACCCGCATTAATCAATGCCTCATATTGCTCAAGGCTATCAAAATAGCGTAGGAAGATGTCTCGGTTAGTGCGGTAGAATTTAGCTTTGCTTGCTCGCTCTACTGCGCGTTCCGTTAGGTCTTTAATGTGAATCATGATTAAAATAAAGTTTCTTGTCTGATATGCTCCTGATAACGCTGCTCTGCTTGTTTAAAATAATCCTCATCAAGTTCGCAGCCGAAGAAGTCGAATTTGAGATTATGGCAAGCTATTCTTGAACTTCCTGAACCAACATGGGTGTCGAGGATTTTGTCGCCCTCTTTTGCATAGTTGGCTAAAAGCCATTCGTAAAGTCGGACGGGTTTTTGGGTTGGGTGGATTCTGTCCAGTTGGTTTGGTGATTTTTTTAAAATTCTTGTGCCGCCAGCTCTAATCCAAGCGTATTCACACTCAGCAAAATCTCTCCCGTACATTGTCTCGCCTTTATCCCAAATAGCAAAATATTGACTAGCTGGTAAATTAAAATAATTGCCCCCCCATATTATTTGGTTTTTAGAAACTCTAAAAAGCTCGTTAAAATAGACTTGCGTTGGCACTGCAGAATCCCAATCTTTTTCATTAGGTTTTATTGTTTGTCTGCTTCCCATATTCATTTTTGTGATATTTATTCCATAAGGAGGATCAACAATCGCCAGCTCAAAATGACCATCGGGAAATTTAGCCATAAACTCCATATTGTCGCAGTTGTAAAATTCGCTTTTCATTTTCTAATTAAAATTATTTTCTGTAAATCTGTTAAACTCGCCGTCAAAATTAACTACCAAATCACCTTTCATTCCATTGCGATTCTTGGCCACTTCTACATTAATCGCTTTGGTTTGCTTATCTTCCACGTCTTCCGAATCAGTCCAAAGATTAATCACGCAATCTGAATCTTCTCCAATTCCTCCACTTCCTTTTAAAGCTTTTAGTCCAGGCTTTCCACCTAATGCGTCTTTGGTAATCTGACTTAGAGCAATAGCGCAAACGTGGTATTTAGTTGCCAACTCCTTTATTCCTCTGATGTTTTCTTTAATCAAAGAAGCCTCACTCATATTCTTAGAATCTCTGACGTGCATAATTTGGATGTAGTCAACCACCAATAACTTGATTGGATTCTCCTTTAGCTTGCGTTTAAGAGCTGTTTCGATCTTTTTTAGGCTAAGAGTACCTTCAGTCATGAAATAGTTTTCCTTGAGGCTATTCCAGCGCTTTAAACTGAAATCAAATTTATCTACTTCATGCTTAAAAATATTATTAATCATAATCCTAAATGGATTGATTGAGCTGAAATTTGCCAAGAATCTGACAAAGAGATTTTTTCTTTCCATTTCCATTGAGATAAACAAAACCCCAAATTTCTTTTCCAAAGCATTTATGATAATTTGTTGGGCTAAACTTGTTTTTCCCGTACCCGGAGCCGCGCCAATTGTGTAAAGCTTATCAATCGTGAATCCTCCGTTTAGCATTTTATCCAGCTTTTCAATCCCGCTAGGAATAATAACACTAGAAGATCCATCCTTCCAAGCATCCATTAAAGATTGTTCTAGTCCATCTCCATTAAAAATCTCAACCTCTGAGGAATCAGAAGAAATCGAAGCAATTAAATCTTGAGCCTGCAAAGCTATGTCTGAAGAAGATTTGGTTTCTAAAGATGAAATCAATTCAATGAAGCCAGCATTTAGCTTTCTTTTTTCTGCCAGCTCTACTAAGTTGAAAGCATAGTCTCTAATTGGAATAACTCCAGACGCGACAGTGGCAAGACCGCTAAGATATTTTAGGCCTTCTGGTAATGTTTGGAAGAATGGTCTAAGTGTGACCAAATCAGCAGTCGCTTTTTCCATATTAACTTTTTTCAGAATCTCATCGTAAATTTTCTGGTTGTTGTCAAAGTAGAAATGATCTGGCTTAAGGATATCGCTAACCTTCTGCAAAAGCTCATTCCGCATGATTAAGCTGCCAAGCAAGATTTGCTCTTCGTCTGAGTTCGTGAATTTTAGCATTATTTAATCTCGATTGGTTGTTGAAACTGAGCCTTGATTTTTTCTTTGATCTCCGTTGGTAAGGAATAGGCTTTTGTTTTCATGCCAGCCACACACGTTATTTTTACAACTTCTCCGAGTACAACTGATTGGAAGTAATTACCACCAGCGATTTGATTTAGATTGTTTGCAAGGGGATCTTGATTTGTTGGTTTGTCATCTTCCCACTTTCTAACACAAGCCTTCCAATCCTTCATTGAGTTTTTGCCAACCTTCCAACCATTCGATTGGTAGTGATCCATCCACTTTTGAGGATTCACTGAGTTTTTTCTTTCTTGGCAATAGTTTGAAACTTCTTGGAGAGTTGGGCGAACAAAACCTTTAGGTTTTTTCTTAGCTTCTTCACCTTCTTTTAATTCTTTTCCTTCTTTAGTAGTTGTTGCTCCTTTGTTGATTCTTTGTTGATCGTCTGTTGATGAATTGTTATCTGGTGTGTTATCTGGTGTGTTGCTCTCAACAATTCTATCTTGGTAGAGATTGTAGTTTGTAAGCGTGATGAATGTGTGAAGCTTTGTTGCTTTGATTGTTATTTCGTGTGTTGATTTTAGCTTAGTAAGGGCAGTGCGTACCTGTTGAATTGTAAGAGTGGTTGATTTACCTAGCTTCTCAAGTGATGTAATTACCTGACCCCTTGATATGTCTATGCCCTGCCATTTCTTATTTTCAAAGTTAGCTGTAAGCAAAAGGTGAAGAAAGACTCGGCAAACATTAACGTCCGAATACCATTCCCATTCTATTATTTTTCGATGTAGCTTTATGAAGCCGATTGACATGATTCTGCACTTGTAGGTTTGGCGGTGGAGAGAGTGCAGCCCCTCCACCATAAAAAAAGAATTCTAAATAACTTTCTGCACAAGTTATCTTCTAACACTCTCAACCCCTATTTCTAAGAATCAAGGAAAAAGCACCGAGTTTTTTAGGATCGGTGCTGCTCTTCTTATCTGTGCCTTAAGAGCTTTGGGGTCCTTCTACTTGTAAAAGCCAAACACAGAGGACCATATAGAAAATTGCAGTCTCTCCTGCGAGTCAAGCCTAGAGGCGGCTTTCCCATCATTCGCTACCAGTACTTTGCGAATAAAGTGATCTCACCAAGCTTTAGGCTCAGTTTCAACTGAAGATCATGTGGCTCCGGCGACCAAGTTAGAAACCACCAGAATTTTCAGCGTCTAATCGCCTAAGCCGTCTTTCCGGCTGTCACTACAATTCTTGCAAATTAGCCTTATAAGGGCCTGATCGAGCGTAGTTCCCCATTGGTTGCGCCTTCTTCTTTAGTCAGGCTGACTTGTAAAAATTGGTGGAGGGTGAAGGGCTTGCACCTTCTCAACAAATATTTTCGCGGTAATTAATCGCTATCTTATTCGTAATCCCTGCGGATTATAACCCGCTGCTCTACTCTTGAGCCATCCCCCTCTTCACGTCCCCCACTGGTGCGATCCTTTCGGGTTCGTTGGGAGCACTATTCACGCAGAAAGTAAACAATTTCAGTTTACAAAGCCTTACTTGTCTAGAGACCGTTTCATGAATTTAACCGCTTGCGGCATCACACTACTTTCTTCAACTGGTATTAATTTGGTGTGCGTCACGATCTTGGTAAAGGCCTTCCTCTATATTAAGCGTTTTATTCCGCCATTTCTGCGCTTCTCTATACACGTTTTTTAGACATGCATAGAAATACGAAGAAAATAACCCGCTCGGTAAATAAACCCAATATTTAAGATGTTTTAAGGCTAAAATAAGGCAAAATTTACCGTTCGGGAAATCTAACCCCCAAGCCATCACTACGCCGAGCATGAAGCCCGCCTCTGTACTTGGGAGTATTCTCAAAACCCCCGCTACGCAGTGATTTCAAGCAATAAGCCTTTCAGCTCTACAAGTCAGATTAACCAAAGGCTCAGACCACTCGATTAATCTAACCAGTAGAATTGAAGGCCAGCGCAGTCGGAATCGAACCGAAGCCTTGGGGAAGGTGAGGTCTGCACTGGCAAGCGGAAATGAAGGAACCGCCCCCCATTTATTAATCAATCCAAGGAAAAGTCAACTCTTTTTCCTCGTTGTCATATTCTTGGTTCCAAGTTGATTCGATAATTCCTCGAAACCTTTCAACTTCTGTGTCTGTCTTCGGCTTTTCGACTTTCATAATCCATGCCACAAAAACTGCAAAGATTAAACCAATTGCAATATGCCAAAGAATATCTTTTGTTTTTTCGCTCATTTTAGAATCTCCTGTAAAAGTTTCTCAATCTGACCATCGGTGACTAAAAGCTTTTCCTCTAAAATCTTCAAAGGCTTCTTCACAAGAGCAAAACCCTTTCTTCTGATCGCATTTCTTTTTTCCACTAGCGCGGCAATGTCTTCTTTTAACATTACCGATTCGTGCTTAAGCTTTAAAATTTCTAGTTTTTTAGCCTTTAATTGTTTTTCTGTTAGTTTCATTTTATACCTCATTGTTGAATAAATAGCCCCTTTTCTTAGCCGCTAGCTTTATTGCGCCAATATCTAATAAAGAAAGCGTCTCCCTTGGCGTTAAATCAAGATTAAAAACCTCATTCAGCACCTTGTAAACCTCATTTTTCTTCGTCACTCCCTCCAGCCTTTCTCTGTAATACTTCTGCACTTCCCACTTCTTTTCTTCTCCAATGCGGTTTGGCATGTAGCTTTCTTGACCGCGGCTTGAATAATTTCTTTTCTCCACGCCCTCAATCACGAATCTTTCCATTTCTTCAATGCACTTTTCAGACTCTCTAAAGTGACAAGACCAGCACATGCCCATTTCTTCCGCTGATTGCTCGGAGGCGTAGATTTTGCCGCATTTAACACAATTGCAGGGCTGGGTTTTTGACTGGTATTTGGGCAAGCAGTAAGTCAAAGCTTCTGGTATCGCTGCAATCAACTTTTCTTGATAGTATTGGTTGAATTGCTGCAAGTATTGCGGCGGGCAGTAATTTTTAATCGTTTGTAAGTAAGCGATCTGCTTTTTCTCTAATTTAAAATCTAATTCGAAATCCATTTCCATTTTTACCTCATTTAATAAATTGCCTTTAAAAACCAAATGCCAGCCCACGCTAACACCAAGACAAAAGCGATTGACCCTAATAATAACAGCGGGCATTTAAAAAGTTTCTCCTCGAATCTGTCACAAGCCTTAATTATTCTTTTCATTACTCCCCCATTTTTATTAGATTTAAACGCTCTTCAATCCTTTGAGCCATCTTTGTCTCACAAGAAACTAACTCATCATTCTCGTTGAGAAAAACAGGCTTTCCGCGCATTGTGATCGCATTGGTTGGTTTTAGGTTTCCGATGTTAGACCAGCCAAAGATTTGTTTGCCACTTAGTTTTGTCACGCAAGGCTTTAGCAGGCCATCAAATCCGTTTTCGATTAACTCTTGCGGCGTCATGTTGATTGGGTTTTTCATTTCACCTCTTTAAATTTAATATTTTTCACAAAGTCGTTTCAGAAAATCAATTGCTTCGATGTACTCGCAATCTTTGCCGTATTTCTCTAAAACTTTCTCTCTAAGCTCTGCTTCAGAACCAGAAAAACAGCCTGTGGTAAAAAAGAATTTGCCATTTTCTAAAAAGAAGCAGCGTAATTGTCTGCGGCTACTGCCCACGCAAGAAAGCTCTTTGAAATTTTTAATAGTTGAATCAGAAATTTTAGCTTCCCTCAAGTCAGCTCCCCACAAGTCAGCTTCCCTCAAGTCAGCTTCCCTCAAGTCAGCTTCCCTCAAGTCAGCTTCCCACAAGTCAGCTTCCCTCAAGTCAGCTTCCCTCAAGTTAGCTCCCCTCAAGTCAGCTCCCCACAAGTTAGCTCCCCACAAGTTAGCTCCCCACAAGTCAGCTTTTTTTTGCTGCGCCAGTTCTTTAATTTGCAACAATCCATCTTCACAAATAGCATTTCCCGTAAATCTGTTTTTAATAATCGCCATTATTCCCCCTTAAGTTTAAATTGAGCCACTTTCGGCTTTCTCCCTTGCTTCACACGATGCATTTTCAAGCCATTCTCTTTGCAGTATTTCACAAGGTGATAGCGTAAGCCTTGGTGTGTTAGTTTTGGAGTTAGCATTGCGGCTAGTTGTGAGTTAGTTAGGTTTTCCTTAACTTTCTTTTCGTAAAATTGTTTGATGTTCATAAGATTAAAGTTAAATAAAAGTAAACCAACCAATCATCACGACTGCACCAGCAACCATGATTAAAATTGATTTTAGAAGCTCGCGGACATCGTTAGAGTCTTTTGCGAATATTTGGTCGATGAATTGGAAAGGTGACATGATTTAGTTGATTTGAGTTTTTAATTTGTTGAAACAAGCAGCGAAAGCCACACGTTCAGGAGTACCTGCATCTGGAACGTAGGAGCAAAGAAGCTTATTCTTTTCCCAGATAATTCTGCCGCGTCCGCCATCTTTTACAAAAAAACGGTTAGGAAATTTGCGCCATTGGGTGATTTCACCAGTTTCTAAAGCATCTAAAAAAGGTTTTGGTAAGTCTTTTAGCACGCTTTGGCAATCAAGTATTTTGCCTTGCTCAAATTCAATTGCTGCTTTGGTTTTCTCGATTTCTTTGTATTGATTTCTAATTGAATCGTTTTGTGATTCCCAACGGTTAAGGGTCGCTTTTCCGTTTCTTTTGTCATTCATTGGTTGGCCATTACCACGTTTTACGTCGGAAAAATGGTTGTCAAATTTTTGATCTAAAACTGCCTCTTTTTTTTGAAGTGAGTTTTGCAGAATTTCTAATCTTTTAGATTTCATTTTGTTTACCCTCATTTGTTTTTTATTATTTTTGAATTTTCCAAACCACATTAGAACTGTAAAAAATCACTAGGTCGCCGGTGTTTAATTTATAATTGTCTTTGTTTTCATTTAGCGCTTGACGGTTTTCAAAACTAAACCAGCTTTTATTGTCTAAATTTGTAATTTTTGTTTTTAGTAAATTCATTTTTATCGCCCTCATTCGTTTTTGATTTGCTGTTTGGTGTGAAAGCATTGTGCAACACACCTTTTTATTATGCAAGCGATTATTTAAAAGAATATGCAAATAAAATGCAAACTAGAGCCAGAAGGGTTGACGGGGTATTTTGAGAGAGAGGATTAAAAATAAATGAAAAAAGATTTAGGGGAGATTTTGGGAAGAAAGGGGAAATTGTATATACAAAGTATATGAAACGTAAGGCAAAAAAATGGAGTCAGCCTAAAGATTTTTTAGACTAACTCCGCTTTTGTTGTAGAAATGCTAGAATGCATTTTGTATGTACCGTGCAAGGTATGCATAAATTATACGACTGATTATAAAGAGTAAATATGAATTGCTTGAATAATAAAATTGTGTGTGTATTGTGTGGGGATTAGTAATTTAACGAGGAAAAAATGATATTTACTTTGCTAGCGCCATTTCTTACTGAAGCAGATAAGTTAATTGAAACAAACCAAGCTATTAAAATTGAATATTTCCAAATAGTGGATGGAAAACTTATTGGTTGGAGTAAGGAGGGTTTAATTCCCGCAGAGTTTCTTAAAAACTTTTGTAAGCAATGGTAATTTAATGAATGAGGGGAAAATGGAATTAATAAACTATGTACTAAGTCACCCGTTTTTATACGGAAGCCTGAGCGCCATGATTGCCTTTTTGGCTTTTTTGGGCGGTTCATTGTTAGCTAAAATGGTGTTATGGGAGGAAAATGACTAGAGAAGAAGAGATTAAATTTAGAGATGAATGTGCTATCAAGGCGATGAGTCTTTTAGAGCAAGATTATTGCGGATATCATGAAAGCGATGAATGCAGAGCAAATAAAATTGCCAATCTCGCGTTTGTTTGGGCTGACGTTATGCTAGAAGAAAAAAAGAAGAGAGATGAAAAATATGACTAATTTAATGATAAGCGGCGAGTTTCTTTTTAAGCTTTCCGACACCCATGGATTACCAATTGAGGTTGCCACACAGGAAATTCTAGAGAAAGGGCATTCTATAAACTGGTTTGAATTTATAAAATCAGCAGAAAAAGCAGGCTGGAAAAAAAGAAAGATTATCGAAAAGATTAAATCAGCTATGCAGGATTTAATAGGATTCGATGAATACAAGGATGGATTATTGACCAGATTAGAATTGTATGATAAGAAGCTATCTTAAGCCACCCAAAGAGGAGCGCAACGGATTTAAGGATAAGGAGAGATTGGCAAAGATTCATTCGCTCCCGTGCGTTGTTTGTTTTACGAAAGGATTAGAGCAAAAGACAAAGACAATCGCCCATCATTCTATTGGTGGAGGCTTAGGACTAAAGGTAAGTGATCTAAAAACCTGCGCCCTTTGCGACTGGCATCACACAAGAGGGGGAAAAGGTGAGGCAATACACGAAACGCCCTTGCATGAATGGGAAAGTAAGTTTTGGACACAAGAAGAACTAATTGAACTGACTAACAAAATGCTAGAAAGTGCTTGACTTTAAAAATAAATCACTTGACATTCCTCGCGAAGCAGCAGGGTGGCTACAATTTAAATTTAATATGAAAACATTAATATTCTTAATCGCACTAACCATTTCAACAGCAGCAAATGCGAGTTGTTTTTGCGCTTGTATTGATGGCGTAAATCAACCAGTTTGCACAGGGGCTTTAAACATTGAGCCTATTTGTCCACCAGCAATTTGTAATTAGTATGAAAAACAAAGGCGGAAGACCTTCTAAATACTCAAAGGAATTGGCAGATACCATCTGTGAAAGAGTAGTTGAGGGTAAGAGCTTGATTAAGATTGCTAAAGAATTGGGATTTCATTTGTCTTCTTTTTTTAAGTGGATTGGCGAAGAAGAAGGCTTTTCCGACAAATACGCACGCGCAAAATCAGAACAAGCTGATACTTTGATTGAAGAAATACTTGATATTGCAGACGATTCAAAGGGTGATTCTTATTTAGACGAAGAAACAGGCAAATTGATAACAAATCACGAAGTTATTGCCCGCTCTCGCTTGAGAGTTGACACTAGAAAATGGGTTGCTGGTAAGATGAGACCTAAGAAATATGGGGAAAGGATTGAAGACGCCTCAACTCAACAATTACCTCCAATTACAATCAATCTGAAAACTGAGTAAAAAATGAAAGAAATAAACAAAAAAAATGAAGTGATTTTGGGATCATTTAGACCAGAGGGGCAGGGTTGCACAGTTTTCTACAAGATAGAAAATGGTCAAGCTGAAACGATAAAAGTTGTATTCGATCATCATGATTCAATTGATTATGATGGTAAAGGCAATGTGATTGACAATGCTTAAAGACAGGGTCAAAACCTTTCAAGTTAGCGAAACAACCATTTCTCAACATGGCAATGGGAGACCTGTGGATGATAGCTTTGAGAATGATGAGGAAGCTTTAGGGCAAGCTACCAAAAATGGCAAAGTAGTTTTTTTTGATGAAACTTTAAACATGTTCTTTTGCCAATATGT